TATCTAATTCTTTTTGTGTATATGGATATTCTTTTAGTGTATGTTTTAGAGATATACGCTTCTTCTTATCCTCTATAATATTTGTTTTTTCAAAAATTAAACATGGTGTATCACGAACTATTCTTAGTGATATATATTTTGGTATAATGAATTTATTGTTTGGTTTTTTCGATGGATATATATCTTGTTTCAAATTTTCAACTACTTTATTCGCTTCTTTTAATTTGTCTTCAATAGATATTGAATTTGATTTACTAGTACACCATATTTTATCTAACTTTGGATGTTTTTCCACTTTAAAAAACTCTCTCCATAAATTTTTATCTTTATTATAACATTCTTTATAATATACAACATATTTTTCTAACATATTTTGTGTAATACCTTTTGGTAAAGGTTTCGCACTTTTCTTTCTTTCCCTTTTTGTATTTTCTTTTATCCCTTTGCAATTTTGATGTTGAATTTCTTTATTCACAATACGTAAATTATCATATCTATTATTTAATGGATTGCCATCAATATGATCTACACTAATTGTAGATATTCCTTTTCCATTTCCATAACAATCCATAATAATCTGATGGATAAATAATTTTATAGATGATTGAACATAACCATTTAAATGTTTACTAAATGTAATTTTTTGTTTAATACATGATTCATAATTTAATATAATATTATATGATTTAGAACAAAGTTCTATTATTGTATTTTTCTCACAATACATTAATATAATATTTTCTTCATCGTTTTTTTTACAAATAGTCCATGTTGGATTTTTTAATTTATTTGCATCTTTACCATATTGTGATTTATGTCCTATATCATATTTTAAAACATTATATTTTGATATTATTTCTTTATGATATTTATGAACTATATTTATATTTTTACGTCGAATATCATCTTTATTACTATTTTCAAATAAATATTCTACATCTTCTTCATAATAACCAAATATATACTCTAAATATGATATTTTTTTATTATTTTTTATATAGTATGGAAATAATTTAGTATTATCGTAATGATTAAATTGTCTCTTACAATTAATAATAGATAACATATCATTTATATCTAATAATAATTTGTTATGTTCTGATAAATGAATTACTCCACAATGTTTTTCTTCATCGTAAGAATATGTTCGTTCTAAAAACATATTAAATATTATAATTATACTTAGTATGTTTTCTTGAAGTATTTAATTACTTAAATTAATAATGTATATATATGTATTAATTTAATTACTATAAGCTAACCCACCCATACCCGACATAATACGGAGGACGTTGTAGTTGACAGCATAGACACGGACCTTGGCGGTGCGATCACCCTTAACAGTGTTATAAGAAAGAGTTAGGTGAAGAGTGGCGTTATCAATACGTGAGAAGTTGCATGTTCCGGATGGTTGATGTTCTTCAGGACGAAGAGCGAATGAATACACGTTAATACCGGTATCAGGGTGTCTTGTGTGATGTTGATAAGGTTGAACCAAGTCAAAGTATGAACCTTCACGTTCGGAGAAACGATCTTGACCATTTAATTGAAGCTTGGCAACGGCGACAGGGTTTTTACCCCAGCAGTGCATATTCAAAGACTTTTCAGACACAACGTATGCAGCAGCATCACTAAACGCTTGTGGGTTACCAGTAGTAAATGAAACATTGTGTGAGTGGTTATTGCCAATATCAACAGGGTCACCCGATAAAGCTACTCCAGTCAAAGCGTCAACACTTGTTGCCATAATATTTTCAGCTGATGAACTAACACCCATAATAAATTCATTATTATTACCTGAATTTGTTGTTAAATAAGCAGTTAATGCGTTTGGAAGAGCATCTAATGAATCAGTGTAGTTGAAATATTGAGGACCATATGCTTTACATACAAGTTTGTCTTCATTAAAATTATCACAATCTTCAACTAAATCATCACGTTGAACGGTCCAGATAAGTTCCTTACAAGGATGATTAAAATTCAACTTAATCTTATTTGATGATGAACCAACAGATTCTTCACCAGTAAATTGAAGTTGTTCAATCAAATATTCATGAGGATTTTGAGCAAATCGGCGTCTTTCTTCAGTATCAAGGAAAATGTAATCAACATACAACGATGCACTATCAAGTGTTGTATTGTATGCATCTGAATGTTTTTCCCATTTACCAGCAGCATCCTTTTTACCTGCCCATAAGCATCGTTCAATAGGAGTCAAATCAACATTAATCTTCACTTCATGGTATTGAAGAGCAATTAATGGAAGAGCTAGACCAGGATTGCGGCAGAACCAGAATTGTAATGGGATATACAAGGTTGTTTCAGGAAGTGAGTTACGTGGTTCACATACTTGAGGAGGAGCACTATTATCACATACACCGTCAACATCAGCGAATGAAGGATCAGTCAAATAAGTCAATTCGGTAGTATGACCAATCATCTTCAAGTAACCTTCTTCTTGTTCCTTAGACATAGTCAATTGGTTCCAGATGTGCATCCATTGACCATATTGACGATCGATACGTTGACCACCAATTTCAACTTCAACCATGTTCACAAGTTGTTCACCAGGATAATCCAACCAACGACCATATAGGTTATTTGTAGTATTTTTCAAATTAATTTCAGGAAGAGTGACTTCTAAGTATGTGCGATATGCAAGATCACCATTGCGTGAAATAGTACATTGGACACGGCGACCGAAATCAGCTTGACCATTGAAAGTTTGTTCAATAGATTCCATAGAGAAGTTAGTGTATCTTCTGTAGGTAACCTTCCAATAAGTAATTTGAGGATTAGCTGTTAAATAAACATCTTGTGCGCCATAGGCAACCAATTGCATTAAACCACCAGCCATATTTTTTGTATTATAATATTGCTAAAGATTTTATTTTTATGAATTATCATAAATTAACACATAAAAATATTAGATTTAAAAATGAAATAAAACATTTTTTTATAAAAATAACTATTTATACTATATACATTAAGTATTTATTATTGAATTTTCTTCTATAAATTTCATTAAGTAAGATTCTTCAACGATTTCTTGTTTATTATTATGTTTTTTCCTAAATATATAATTATGATTTCTCTTTTTTACAACCCATCCATTCTCTATTGTATTAAATATAAATATCATTTTCTTACATGTATTTTCATCTAAATCTTTTAAATTGCTAAATTTATTATTAATTTTCATTACTATTATTCGTTATATTATTTCAAAGAATAAATATAAAAATATATAACTTAAATTTTCCTAATATAATAATCTTAATTATTTGCTATAAAAATGAATTTAAATAAAGAAATAAATTAAATATAATAAAACAAATTAAACTTAAATGACAAAATTTAAACCGAAGACGAATAAGAATATAAAGGTAGATAAGAATTCGATATTAACAGTAGATAAAAAGCATGAAGAGATGATAGAAAAGATAAATAAAAATGATATAAAAATTCCTATATTAAAATCAAAAATAAATGAGTTAAATAGGCAATTAAAGAATACGACTGAATATATAAAAAAAAATGAAATTAAACAATTAATACAAAGAAAAAGGGATGAATTAAAAAAAGTTATTAAATTTAAAGAAGATTATTATTTAAATCATTCATCTTATTTATTTGATTATTTTGAAAATAAAAAACAGATAATAGATAATAATAATAAAAAAAGAATAGTTAGTAATTTTTTTAATAAAAATAAAAAGATAAATGATAAACTATCATCATCATTTAATACATTTAAAAATTCTGATACTCATAAACATTATTTTACTGATTTAGATGAATCATTTCTTTCTATGAAGGATTATATGGAAGAATATGATAAATGTAAACATTGTAATAGTGAAATGATTAGTGTTGAACACGAAGGTGTTTTAATATGTACTAATTGTTCAGTTATATGTGATTATTTAGTTGAACATGATAAACCTTCATATAAGGAACCACCAAAAGAAGTTTCGTTTTATGCATATAAACGGATAAATCATTTTAGAGAGATTATTGCTCAATTTCAAGCAAAAGAATCTACGCATATAGATGACGAAGTTATTGAAAATATTAAAAAACAAATAAAAAAAGAAAGATAGAGTTAAATCAGTTAACAAATGATAAAACAAAACAAATTTTAAAAAATTTAGGATATAATAAATATTATGAACATATATCATTTATTAAAGAAAAATTAGGAATATTTCCACCTAGAATGAGTATGGAATTAGAGCAAAAATTGTGTAATTTATTTTTAGAAATTCAAAAACCATATGCAAAATATTGTCCTATAGATCGTGTTAATTTCTTAAATTATTATTATGTATTATATAAATTATGCGAATTATTGAGAGAAGATAAATATTTACCTTATTTTTATATGTTAAAAGATCCAGAAAAAAGAAATGAACAAGATGAAATATGGAAAGAAATATGTAAAGATTTACATTGGGAATTTATTCCTACACCTTAAATAATGTAATACAATTTATATCTTATAGTAATTGTTATAATATATCAATTGTATAATATTAAATTTATGATTTAAAATTATGATTTAAAATTATGATTTAAAATTATGATTTAAATTTATGCTTTAAATTTATGCTTTAAGTCCAGCTGGAAATCCAACCAAATTAGCACCAATACCAAATCCAGCACCAGACCTTGCACTTACTGCCATTGAAGGAATAAATGTATCAAGAATAG